TGTAAATGGCTTCATCACCAAGCAATCTATGTCCAATGTCAAAACTTTTTTGGCAACCTTTAATATTTCTGGTAACACTAAGAATCTCGAACACGCATAATATGCTCTTTCCTGTTCCTCTGTAAACTTAGATGTATCTATTACTGATCTTGTAAACGTAACCCTCGTCTTACATTTTTTAGATATATCATAAAGAAGATAAAACACTCTGTCATTTGCGTTGATTATATGTAAATGTACGTCGAAACCATTTTCAGAACAAGAGGAACAAAACGCAGGAGCATGTTGCAAAAAATACTCAGCATCGCAAGAAGCGAAGACTACTGGATAATTAGGGATTGAAGTGATCATCGCCTAATGATATCCTCTTCAACGCACTCAGTACCATACTGAACTTCTAAGATATGAGCAGGTGAATCAGTTTTATTTGATGCTAGATGCCAAACTCCTTTTGGTATTACATAGCTTCTATTTTTAGTTTCTGTTAGAGTGATAGTATTCTTCATAGTAAGAGTTTCAATTGCTACAGTAACTTCACCTTGCAGAACGTACCAATGCTCATTTCTATGCGTATGTTTCTGATCACTCAAACTCTTTCCAGGCTCGATAACAAGTTCCTTGACCTTGACTGTTTTCTTATCGTCCAGAACACGCCAGTACCCCCATGGTCGCTCAGTTTTTTGTGTCTTCCACTCGTCAAGGATCCAACTGCTAGAATTCATTTTATTAGAGCCACCAACGCCCCAAACAAATTTTACTCTCGGGTCGTCTGCATACTTTTTATACTCAGGAGTGTTTTCGCCATCAGTCCTGTCGCCACCATTGGCGAATATGACATTAGAATATTCATTCAAGACATCAGCGATTGCGCCACATGCTGTATCATCATCATCGTTAAATATAATAACATCATCAACACACCCCAAAGCACCGATTAATCTGCTCCTCTCGCTAATCGGCATGAATGGCTTACCTTTTTTGCGAGTCAACCATTCATCAGAATTAACGCCAACAATTAACTTTTCACCCTTACGTTTAGCGTGCTCAAAGTATTCTATATGACCAGAATGTATTGGGTCAAACCCACCAGTAACCAATACAACTTCTTCTTCTACCCAAATAGGCATCTCACCACTAGGCGCTATATTCTTCATTTTCCTATAATTCCATATTTAACATTACGATTTACAGCATAGTCATCTATATTATAACCGCTTTCTTTTGCCATGTCAACGTATATCCAAAATAACTCAACTAGATCGTCATAGGGGTGTTCTTGTATTTCTCCCGTGAACCAAGCTGGTTTCCATGGCTGCGTTGGCATATGCGTATAATGTAATTGTTTGAACGGAAATATGTCCCTATCATGACTGTTCCAAGCAGGGTCTAAATCTCCAACAACACCACTTCTCACAAACATATTAATAAACTGATGGTGGGCAGTGGCTTCTACTTTCCAGTCTTGCGAAGGTGGCATTACGTCTTTGAATTTAGCACAATCAAATAACATTACGCAGAACTCCTTACCGCCAAACCGCTTTCCATCTCTAGCTAGAATCCAGCTATCGCCCATATCTAGATCGAACAGATCTCCGATGTCATGGAAGTTTAACATATCAACGTCAGTGTAAATAGCCCGACCCTCGAAGTTACAATATTCGGGGATAGCCCATCGGAACCCTGAAAATGGAGTTGACCAGTTTCTATCCTCAAACCCATGCCAAAAGCATTTATGGTCATTGGTCTGCCTCATCCAAACTATTTCTAAGTCTCTTTTAGTTTCTTTTCGTAGGGAATATTCATATGCCATTTCAATAAGAGCGTCTTCACCATTAGACGACGTTCCTATGAATAACTTAACTTTGTCACTCACAGTTATAGTCCTCTTTTAACTGACTGATGTGCTTGGCGTGGATTTTGCATCCGATAAACTCGTTATAATAGTCATCACGCAAAAGGACATCTTTCTCAAACTGAAACTTAGCTTCATAATATGAGCATTCGCCTTTAGTTCGGCATAGTTTGAGGATATCACGCTTGAAAGGTACGCCTTGCTCAACAAGTTCTTTTACTTGCTCGCTAGAACCAAAGTACCGTTGCCAGTCCGATTGTACTTTAGTTTTAACTCTACGCTTGCGTGTTTTGGTGACAGGTAGTGTCTTGGGTTTCCAGAAGAACTTCTTACCAATGTAAGAGACCCCTGTATTAAGATCTCTTACTTGGTAAACAAACCCTACATATTGTTTGAGTTCTTCTTCCGTTAAATCGAACGGTCTGTTATTGTAACTCCATGGAATGTCATGCGGTGCAGCCATAATAAAACCTTTATTTTAGTCAACATCAAAATCGAGATCTTCAAGATCCTCGTCGTCAAGGTATTTATCTAAATCATCCACGTCTTCTTCGATATTATCAACATCAACGCCTGCCCCGCAGAATGGGCAATATATCGGCAACTCCTCAACAGAGTCAATATCTACAGTTTGAACTATAGAATATTCTGAACCGCAATCATCGCAAATAAGTTCGTATGTTATTTCGTCCATCTTTGTTCCTTATGCGTATGCCTCGTCCCAACCACCAGTCAACCCTGCAACTTCATACTCCGTAACACGGTTCTCAAAGAAGTTTGTGTGGTCAGCACCATTAAGTACCCACTCAAGCCATGGGAGTGGATTCTCTTTTACTTTGAAGTTTGTTTTCAACCCAAGTTGTAACAACCTTCGATCAGTAATATAGCGGATATATTGCTTAACCTCTGCAGCTTCGAGACCTTCAACAGCGCCCATCTGATATGCAAGGTCAACAAACTTGTCCTCTAACTTAACAGCTTGCCTCGCTATCTCATATATATCTTTCTTAAAATCTTCATCCACTATCCTAGGATGCTCTGCGCAATATGCTTTAAATAATTTTGAGTTGCCTTCAACGTGAATAGACTCGTCTCGAATTGACCACTCTACAACCTTACCCATACCTTTCATCTTACCGAAACGCTGGAAGTTGAGTAGCATAACGAATGATGCAAATAATGCCACCCCCTCATTAAATACTGACTTAGCCACCGATAACCCTAGACCTCGAACTGTAGAAGTATCAGCTTCCATCATAAAGTCAATCTTATCAGCCATCTCAGTGTACTCAAGGAATGCATGATATTCAGCATCAGACAACCCTAGTGTTTCATTGAGTAGCGCATACGCACGTTGGTGAATTCCCTCACGCCCTGCGAATGAACCAAGCATATTTCGTACTTCGTTATTCTTGAACTTGGGAATGAACTGGTCATAATAGTTTTGACCAACAGCAACGTCAGACTGAGTAAACAGCCGTAGGATGTTAGTAACATACTCTTTCTCTACAGTAGTCATTTTACCCATCTTCCAATCAGTTACATCTTCTGACAGGTCAATCTCGTCTTCAATCCAGTGTGCCTTTTCGTGACGAGTGGTAATGTCTACAGCCCAAGGATAGTGGAATGGTTTATATGTCTCTGAGAACTGCATCAAACCACCCTCTTTCTTGACATAAGAATCAGCGACTTTCATAAAGTCGTCATATGTACCGATTAACTTCTCATCAATGAATATCTGCGGTACAGACCTTGCGCCTGGAACCTTTTGGTAGAAGGCTAGTCTCTGTTCTTCATCATCTAGATTAATCTCGGTGTATGTGTACCCATGAGATTTAAACCAAAACTTGGCTTTGTCGCAGAATGGGCAATTACTTTTGCTATATATTGTTACGTCCAATGCTCTCTCCTTAACCTTGGCAACTTACGCATTCGTCTTGAGACTCAGCGGTAGTAGTGTCGTTAAATTCTGCCAGTCTGTCACGTGCAACTTTAGACGCAACGTTCTCGGCTTTGTTAGATGTTTCTGTTCTTAAATAATATAACCCTTTAGTGCCATATTTCCAAGCATTGAAGTGCACCTTATGGAGATACGCTTTAGTCGCTCCTGCTGGGAAAAAGATATTCAGCGACTGACCTTGGCATAAAAAATCTTGGCGTTCACCGCCTTGCTTAACAATTATATCCTGATCCATCTCGATAGCTGTTTTGAACACTGACTTAATATGATCTGACAAGAAATCAAGATGCATTACTGAGCCTCCATTGGTAATAATAGACGACCAAATCTCACTGTTATTTTTACCAGCTCGTTCAAGTTCTTCCTCGAGATACTTATTCTTAGTCAGGTGCGAACCAGCACGTGTACGAGACGTAAATGCGTTTGCTTTCCATGGCTCAATTGATGGCGATGTTCCACCGATCAATGAACTATTAGCATTTGGGGCGATAGCCAACAGGTGAGCGTTTCTTCGACCTGTACCCACCATATCTGGAGCCTCGCCTTTCTCGCTAGCAATATTAATCGACTCAGCTATAGCTTTATCTTGGATATCCTTAAAGATTACCTTGTTCAGCTCCCCTGCATATTCAGATTCAAATGCAACTCTGTGTTTCTGCAAGTAACTGTGATAGCCCATTGCCCCGAGACCGAGACTCCGCTCCTGCATCGCAGAGTATCTTGCCCTTGAGATTTCATCACCTGCGTGGTCGATAAAGAACTGCAAGACGTTATCCAAGAAACGGATAAGATCAGCAACAATCGTTGAATCTTTCCACTCATCATATCTCTCCAAGTTTAGTGAAGATAAGCAGCATACAGCACTGCGGTCTTCATTAGTGGCTAGGTGTATTTCGTTACATAAGTTAGACCCATTAATCTTAAGACCTAAATCCTTTTGCGCCTGAGGCATCGCTCTGTTCGCAGTATCAATAAAGTTTAGGTATGGCTCGCCAGTACGGTATCGAGTCTCTAGGATCAACTCCCATAATTTACGTGCTTTAGTGGTTTCTCTGACTTCTGACTTATTAGGGTCTTTCAAATCCCAGTCGGAGTTATCTCGTACAGCTTCCATAAACTCGTCAGTCAAGTTGACCGCATGGTGCAAGTTTAGGCACTTACGGTTCACATCACCTGTAGGGATGCGCATATTCAGGAACTCAACAATATCAGGGTGAGAGATATCCATATATGATGCATATGAACCTTTGCGGGTTTTGCCTTGACGATACGCAGTCATATCGCTGTCTACAGTATGTAGAAATGGCATCGGTCCAGGAGCAACGTCAGATACTGACCGAACATCAGACCAATGACCGCCAACACCGCCACCCTTAACTGACAACCAACGCAACTCTGCGCTGTGGTCAATCAGACCCTCTAGTGTATCGGGAACATATGTAAGGAAGCAAGAAATAGGCAATGCTTTTACCTTTTCACCAGCTAGTGGTGCATTAGATAATACTGGTGATGAAAACATGAACCAGCCTTTTGACGCACCATCATAAATGCGTTGGGCAAGTTTCTTATCGCCATAGCAGTAAGCTACAGCAGCACGAGCAAACGCTTCTTGGGGTGACTTTTCATCATCACGGCAATAATAATCCTTTAAAAGTTTGACCGCTTGTTCGGTCATAACCTCATCCCTGTTGTAATCTATTCGCACACCGAGGTGCTTGCTTGGTAAACCGAGCATATACTTCGCCTTTTAATTTTAAGTTGTTATTCGGATTCTTCAGGGTGGGTGTACACGAATGTGTCTCTAGTGAATACCCCAGTTATCCAGTTATTTGATACTCTTTCTGCTCCCTCTAATGACTCAGCAGGAACTTTTGCTATTTGCTCACCATGGTCAACAACATATGCGCAATAGTAATGCGTATTAGAAGATTGTCCAGGCTGTGGCCAATGCGTTTCCCTTATGATTACGCATTGTTTGTTTCCATCAGAACTTATGTTATTTGCTAAATGTACTTGATAAACAGGGTCTATTGGTAAACTCAGAGGCATATCTATTCTATCCTATATTCTTGACCATTCGCTTAGTTTAGCTTTTGCAGCTAATCCTTTAAAGGTGTTATTACTTATAATATCTGAAACTTCAGAAACGCTCAAACCAGACATTATCATATCATTTATATCTTTTTCTTTTATATTTTTGGGAAACAAAGCCACAGAATGGTTCTGACTTATAGATTTCTCAATCCTACTCACTATCTGCTTACTTCTTGGTTCATTGTCGTAAACGAATATAAAGTCGGCTGTAATCTTATCAAGACCACTCATGTCTGCCCCAGCCATCGCAATCGCATTATTTATGAACATGCTATCAATTGGACCTTCGACAACATAGACTGGCTGAGTAAGATCCACGGAGTCTAAGCCAAATACCTTTGGCGCATCCTCATCAATCATTATAGTTATATATTTCAAATCAGTTTTACCCAACGCTCTACCTTGAAACCCAATTAAATTTTCATCCTTATCTATAAATGGTATGATAATTCTTGGTTCGTCATACTTTATTTCAGGGAACTTTCCAGGAATACACTGATTTACAAAGGCATAGAACTTTGGAGCATAGAATAATTTATAATGATAATTCGTTGGTATTTGCCTTGATGTAATATATTTTTTCGCTTTATGATCAGGAGCCAGCTGAGACAGTTTCTTCAACTTACCCAATGGC